TCACCCACCCGGGACGAGCCGGAGCCGAGGCTGCCGGGTGACGATCTCCCGGACCTCTTCCCCGGTCAGCTTCTCGCGCTCCATTACCGCCCGGGCGACCGCGAGCACGTCCTCCCGGCGTTCGGTCACGATGGCTTCGGCGCGCTTAAGGCACTCCTGTAGCGTTGCCTCGACGGACTTCCGGATGGTGAAATCCTTCGTCGCTAGCAGGTGTGCTTGGTCGAGCGTGGCAAGGTGCGTCAGGGTTCCGCCGAGACCCAGCGATCCTTCAAGAGCGGCCGCGAGGCGGGTCGCTTTCGCCAAGTCCGATTCCTCAGGGCCGCCGGAGCCGTCCGACGCGTCACCGAAAACGACGCGCTCCGCCGCCATGCCGCCCAGGACCGTCGCGATGCGGTCGAGGTAGCTGCCGGCCGGCGCGATGAGCAGAGCGTCCTCGTCTGCCCGCCACGTGACCGAGGCCCGGAGCCGCTCGTCGCCCGCCGTCCGCATCCGGGCGACCTCGACCGAGACGATCTCGTCGCCCGCCGTTTCAAGCCCGACGACGGCGTGCCCGGCTTCGTGCACGGCGATGCGCCAGCGGGCCTCTTCCGGCACCGGGACGCGCGACGGCAGGCATTCGAGCATGTCGCCGACGGTCATGTCGCGGCGGTGCCGCCGGGCAAGGCGCCGGGCGTCGCGGACGAGCTTCTCCAGCGCCGCGCCCGTCCAGTCCTCGGTCAGGTCGACGACGGCCGACAGGTCCTCCCCGGCGAGCGCGCCAGACAGGTGATGCCGCAGGATGCCGAGGCGGGCCTTGCCGTCCGGAACCGGGATGACGATGTGCCTGTCGAGCCGCCCCGGCCGCCGAAGCGCCGGGTCGAGGTCATCCGGGTGGTTCGCACAGCCTACGACGACCACGCCCTCACGGCCCTCCGCGCCGTCCAGCACCTCCAGGAAACTCGCGATGACCTTGTTGCTGTATTCCCGGTCATGGCTGTCCCCGGACGCGCGGCTGCCGATAGCGTCGATCTCGTCGATCAGCAGGATCGTCGGCGCGTGTTTCCTTGCGTCCGCGAAGGCCTTGCGCAGGGCTCTCTGGAAATCCCCGAGATGCCCGGCAGACTGCCAGGCTGCATAGCTCCCCGCGATGAAATGCGCGCCGCAGGTCCGCGCGAGGGCTGCCGCGAACGTGGTCTTGCCCGTGCCTGGAGGACCGCTCAGCAGGACGCCCCGATCCACGTCCGCCCAAGGCAGCGTTCCGGACCGCCAGTCGGCGAGGTCGCGGGCGAGATCGAGACCCCACGCCTGTGCTTCCCCGTAACCATGGAGGTCTTCGAGACGCGGACCGGACGGCCGTGCGGCGGGTGGTGGCGCGTCTGCCGCGAGCTTGCGCAGCGCCGCAGCGGCCCTCGCCGGGCATCGGGTCGTGCGCAGGAGCGCCGACACCACGTCGGTGTCGTGTGCCGCCAGGCAGTCGGTGTCTGCGTCGGCGGCGTGCTTGCCGACGAGGTGCCAGACCGCGCCCGCAAGCCGCTTCGTGCACCGGGGCGGCACGTCGACAATCGCGTTCGCTACGGCGGCGAAATGGGGCGGGATTTTTGCCCGGTCACTGACGACGAGGCCGAGCCGGGCCGTCGTGCCAGAGCGGATCGCCGCCGCGAGCTGGACTTCGAGCGTCCATTTCCCGTCCTCGGAAAGCACGTCCGAAGACGCGCTGTCGGAGTGCAGGATCGTTCCGAGTACGTCAGAGTAAGCCGTGACGTCATCTTCCGGGACGACCACTCCGACGATGACCGCCGCGTCCTGGTTCCAGAGCGACGGCAGGTGACGGAAAGCGGCGCGGACGTTCATCCATGCGACGGTCTTCCGCAGGGACTTGCGGACCGCGGGCGGCGGGGTGTTCGGAGCTTTCTTCTCAGGAGCGTTGTTGAAACTGAACGGCATGGCGGTGGCTTTCGGCATGGCTCCGCCGGCCGCGGACATCGCGACTCACGGAGTGGTATCGGGGGTGCGCCGGGAGACGATCCCGGCGCAGGTGTCAGGGTCGAGGCGCGGGCGCCGCGAGGTCGATCACGAACTTCGGATCGAAGCCCGGGTTCTCGTTCCCGTAGCCTTTCGGGTTCGCCACGACCCGGGTGCCGCCGACGTGGTAATCCACGCCGTCATGCACGTGACCGTGGAGCCAGAGGTCCGGCTCGAAATGGGTGATCATCTCCGTCAGGTCCGAGACGAACGCGGCGTTGAGACCGGAACCCTCATAGCGCGGGTGGATCGACCCCGGATGCGGAGCGTGGTGCGTGACGACGACGGTCGGGCCGTCGTGACGCATGCGCAGCGCGTCTTCGATGAAGCGCCGCGAGGCCCAGTGCATGCGCTCGGTATCGGTCGGCGACAGGCGCTTCCACGGGCGCTTCTGAAGCGCGATGGCCTTGTAGTCGTTCATCAGTCCTTGAGCCGCATGCGCGTTCCACTCGCGGCTCCCGCCGAACAGGAAATCGGTCCACAGCGTAGCGCCGACGAACCGGACCCCGTCGATGACGCATAGGGCGTCGTCAAGGACATGGACACCCGGCAGCCGAGCCGACCGCATGAGGTGCCGCCCCTCCGCGATCCCCGAACCGTAATACTCATGGTTCCCCGGCACGAAGACCACGGGCATGTGCGGTGCGACCTGCGCGGCGAGGTAGTCCAACGACCTCTGCCCGCCCCGGTTCAGAAGGTCGCCGGGCAGGACGCAGACATCGGCATCCGCGGGGATTTCCAGCGCGGGCGGCACGTCCTCGTGTTCAAAATGGAGGTCCGAAAGGACCCAGAGCTTCGTCATGGCTGGTCTCCTCGTAAAACGAATGTGCGGCGCCGGCGTGCAGTGATCACGCGGCGGCGGGTCAAATTCGTTCGAGGGTGCTCATGACACGTTGCTCCTGATGGCGGCCGGGAAGCGTGTCCCCGGCGGCGATGGGTCGACTACAGGGATCCGAAACGGACGTCCAGCCGGTCTCCGGAAGGATTCGGAATGGGCTGCCAACAATATTGGACAGGGTTAACGGGGTTCGATCGGAAGGATTCGGGCATAAGAGAGTCTGGAAGCTACGGAGGATTGACTGCCGTTGGACTTCGCCTCTCCCAGCGTATGCTAGTCCTCGTCAACAGGTTGCATGTAGGCGTCCGGCTCCGGCGGGTCGAAGTCCGAGACGTCCCGGTCGTCGAAGTCCTCGATCCCGTAGAGCGAGTCGACCCCGGTATCCAGCTCGGTGACCTCGCGGGTGCCCGAGAAGTAGGACGTCCGCTTGGGCGGCGTCCTGGCCGGGGCCGGCGAGGCCTTGGGGCCGCCGCCGATGATGCCGCCGGACACGCGGGCAAGGCGGTCCATGTCCCACGCGGCGATGGCCTCGCACAGGGTTTTCAGGGCGCTGCGGCGGTGCTCCGGCGACGACTTGCGCAGGACCGCGAGGGCGGCGGACAGGCGCGGTACGGCGGCGTGTGCATCGGGTCCGGCCTCGGGGTGTTCCACCGACTTGAACGGCCCCGCGTAGATGACGCACAGGTCGCGGATCAGATCGTCGTTCCACGGGCTGGGGATGCCCCGCGACGGGTCTCCCATCCAGCCTTCGAGATGCCAGACGGCGTCCTGCGCGATCTGCCGGGCGACCCTTTCGCGCTCGGGCATGACGGGCTGTGCGGGAGCGGTCCCGGCCGTCCGGTCCATCGAGATCGGAGTGTCCTTGGATGCCTGAATCCAGCGCCCGAAAGCCATGTCGGCGCCGCGGTCGTCGAGGTCGTCGAGCAGCGCCTGCCCGGTCATGCCGGGGGCCACGTAGGAACGGGGGTCGGCTTTCGCCCTGTCGAGGGCGGCGCGCCAGCCGTTTGACGAGGTCACTTCGTCGGTCCCGGTGGCCGTGATCGCCCTGCCGATCGCCAGCTTCGACGGGAGTTCCTCGGGGGAATGGTTCGGGTCCGGGCGGTCGTGGAAGCCTTTCCAGTATGTCAGGCGGGCGGCCTTGTGGGCCTCGAAGGCCTTTTCGGCAGGGGTGACCCGGAATGTCAGGGTGACGGGACGGCCGCGGCCCGAACCGCGCTCCGCCTTCCACGTGGCCGTGAAGAGCTTCACGTGGTCCGCGATGTCCTGCATGGCAGGCACGAGGCAGCGGCGCTTGAACGAGCCGTAGTGCAGGCTGCCGTCCGCTTCGAGCGGATAGCCGAGCATGCGCGCGAGTTCGAGCGGCTCGACGACCCACGGCTTGACGACGCTCGGATCCTTGACCGCGTCGACGGCGAGGTGCTGGTAGAGACGGGCGGCGTAACGGCTGGAGAAATCCGCGAGGGCGTGAAGCTCCAGCCAGGTGTATGAGTTCGCCGAGAGCGCGGCCCGCTTGACCGGGGCCGGGATGACGTAGGACACGACGGCCGTGCCGGCCTCGAGGTCTTCGACGATCTCGGCGAGGATCAGGGGCATGGAGCCGTAGGTCCGGCGCCGCTCGTCCCGGAACGTGTAGCGCACGACCGTTCGGGTCAGGCGCTCTAGCGAGCGCGCGACCTGCTCGACCCGGTCGGCCTTGAGGTAGTTCATCGCGTCACGGAGCGCGAAGGAATGGGCGTCGGCGTCGATCCCGCCGTCCCGGGCGACGGCCAGAAGGGCCTCGTAGAGCGCCTGGTCTTTCGCGGTCAGGTCGTCGGCTCCGACGATGCGGACGCCCTCGATCAGCTGGACCGACTTCTCGACTGTCGGGTTCGTGCCTTCCGGCAGTCGGTCGATCATCTCCGTCAGAAGGTCGCCCGCCCGGACGCCCTTTCGCTGGCTCCCCTTCGACCGCTTCCTGCCTCTGCGTACATGCCCGTTGTCTACCGCCACGATGCCTGTCTCCCTGTCTCGATACGTCGATGGTCAGGCGCCGGCGGGATCGGGTCAACCCTCTTCGTGACAGGTTCGGAATCATGTCACGATAAGACTGAGTGACATGACCGGGATTTCGTCACGTAAACGTCTATGTGACAAGATTCCGTGGAAATCTGTCACGTAAAGAATCGGGTGTTTCCCGCATCCTGTCTGGATTGGTCAACGGATTTAATGTGGGAATAAGGAATTCTCTTTACGAATACCCCCGTGACCGCCAGAGAGACCCCTGAATCCGGGTGTCCATGCCCTGTGAATCCGCAGGGTTTCGAGCATTGAATCCGCGTCATCGAGACCGTCGCGACGAAGAGCCGTGGCCCTGCGGGCTGAGCAGGGCAAAAGAATCCGCTTCGCAGAGCGGTCACCCGTCCGCTGGGGAGACCATCGAATCCTGACCGCTGGGGGCCGTGGGTTTCGCAGGGAGTGAGGGTGTCATCGCCTGGGGAGCGCGAGCCCGGTTCTAGCCGTTTTTCCGATCGGAGCCGTGCGAGATGACCGCCCGGGGAAACCCGGGTCCGGCGGGATCAAAACTTTTTCCGTTTTATCGCGATAAAACGCTTTGTGGATTCCGCCGACCGGGACATCATCGGGCATGAGAATCCGACCGGAGACCCCGACCATGGATGACACCCTGCTCCTGAAGCTCCACGACCGTCTCCGGGAACGCGACGCCGCGTCCCGGGGATACACCGCCATGTCCCCCGAGGATCGCGCCGAATACCATCGTCTGGCGAACCGCGCCGCCCGTGCGAAGCGGAAGGCCGCCCAGGATTCCGGTGACCTCGAGCCGACCCCGGCCGTCATCAGGACGCTCCTGGCGGACGCCGCGATCATGATCCTCGCCACGGACGGCCCCGGGGCTTCCGAAATCCGGAAGGTCCTGACGCGGGCCTTTCCGGGCAAGGCGGGCGTCCCCATGACCGTGGAGACCCAGGCGCGGACCGGCCGCCTCAGGCCCAAGCTCGCCCGCGTCTGACAGGGCCGCGGCGATTTCTTGAACCATGCACGCCGACGCCCGATTCTGCTGTCTCGTAGAGACGGGAGGGCGACGATGCCGAGACCAGCGGATCCATCGAACGCGGACGCGCAGCGCAGGCAGCGCCGCTGGCGGCGGAGGCTGTCCGAGAACGGGGTGCCGGAGGGGTGCGCCGTGGACGTGGCCGTGGCCGCCGCGGTGACGGCATACTCGGCTCACCTTATGCGCACGGGCAGGATGACCCCGGTCCGCCGGGAGGTCGTCGACGGCATACTGGCGGCCGCCGGGCGCATGCTCGTGGAGGACGGCTATGGCGAGGCCGGGGTCCGTTCCGTCCTCCTGCGGCGGACCACCCGATGGCAGCGGGACCGCGTGATTTCCGACCTCATCCGGAAGGCCGGACTGACGTCCTGATCGGGGCGCTCCCGGGGTCGATTCGAAGTTCGAATCCTTCGGAGACGTTTCGAATCTCGAAAGGTTTTCGTCAGTCCCCCGGTGCGTATTCCCCCCATTACTCCCTGTTTGAGAATCAGGAATCCGGAGGTTCTCGTAGAGACGCGGGACCGTCCCGAGGCCACGAAAAAGGGCCGCCCGGAGGCGACCCTGATACCCTGCGAGGGGCGACGTTCACGCCGCGTAGGCGTGATACCCGTAGGCGGATTCGGCCCCGTCCCGGCACGGGTCGCACAGGCGGTTGTGGGCGCCTTCCGACAGGAACGGGATCCGGCAGCACATGCACGCCCGGGTCTTTTTTCCCGCCGTGGCCTTCGGCGCGCCGCCCGTCCCCCCGTTCTCGCGGACGAGACCGCGCCGCCGGCGGTAGGACGCGACCGACGAGACGGTCCGCCCGAGGGCCGCGGCGATGGCGGCGTCGGTCTCCCCGCCGAAGAACAGGCGTTCGAGATCGGCGGCCTCGTGGCCGTCCCAGCGGTCCCGGTCCCGGTTGATGACGTCGAGGCCCATGACCCGGCGCATGTTCGTCACGCTCGCGCACGTCCTCGGCGGAGTCAGCTTGGCGCCGATCTCGGAGTCGGACAGGCCCGCGTCGAAAAGCTGACGCAGCGCCTGCATCTGGATGTCGTCCCACGCCGCGGCGGAGGATCCCGTGAATGTCTTTCCCATAGTCTCTCTCCTCTCTCTCAGGCCGCGACCGACATGACGGGCATGCCGTTGTCGGGTATGTGGCGGCAGCGGTCGCACATGCGGTGATGCTTACCCTCGCTCTCGAACGGCCCCCGGCATCTGATACAGGGCCGTTCGGTGATCCTGTCCGCCTTCCTGCCGCCCCCTGCGGCGACGTTCAGGCTCCTGCGCCGCCTGGCGACCACGCGCGGGACCCGCTCCAGCGCCTCGGCGATCTGACTGTCGGAAGAGCCCTCGGCCGCCATGTCGCGGATGACGTCGTCATCCTCGTCCGTCCAGCGATGATGGTTCCCGCAGTCGTATCCAGCGAAGCGGATCAATCCCGAAGACGCGGTGCAGGCCTCATCGTCCGTCAGAGACCTCTCCCTGCGCATCGGCATGGGGTATCCGCTGTCGCTGATCTTGGTCCTGACGGCGTTCTCCGTCCGCGCCGGGAACGCCTCGACGATCGCGTCCATCGTCTCCCCGGCATCGATCAGAGACCGCAGCCGTGCGATCTCTTCCAGAGACCACTTGCGGGGAGAGGCCGCGGCCGGCTCGGGTTCCGGGGCGTGCTTCGACGCCTTCTTCCTGCGGCCGCGAGTGTTCAGGCTCCTGAGGCCGTGCTTGCCCGCCTGCTTGAGGACGGCCTGCCCGGATACGCCCAGCGCCTTCCCGACGTCCCTGAACGTGGCCCCTTCGGCGAGCATGGTCCGCATGGTCTCCACCCGGTCCTCGGGCCAGTCCGTGCGGACCTGGCTCTTCAGTCCGAGCTTATGGCAACGGAACTTCACGGCCTGCGTGCTGCGGCCCATACGCTGTGCGATGCCGGAATGCGTGAAGTTCTCCTCGAAGAGCTTCCGCAGCAGGGCGTCTTCCTCGTCCGTCCAGAAATACCCGGTGTCCTTCACCTCCGGGGCGACGTCTTCCTGCGGCTCCGGCTCCGGCACGGCAGGCGCCGGGATCGGCAGCGGCTGCTCGTCGATCCGGAGCTTCGGCTGAGCGGCCTCGTCGACCGGGATGCTGATGCTGATGCTGACCGCTCCGACCGTCAGCGCGAGATTCATGTGTTTCATCGGGACCTCCTCTGTCTTGTCCAGACTCCAAGGATTGTCCCGCCGGCGGCCGCGACCAAATCCGCCGGCGAAATCTCCCGATTTGAACACGGCACGCCGCCGGGTGACTCTCTTTCCAGAGACAGGAGACCCGCATGACCGACGACTACGAAGCCACCCCCGAGACCCGCACGAACATGGCCCGCGCCATCGCCCGCCAGATCGCGGACGACCCGGTGGCGCTGCGCACGATCATCCGGGCCATCGCCAACGCTCCCGTCGCCGAGACGGCCTATCTGGTGCGCCGCATCAGGGTCGCGCCGGAAACCTACGAAGCAGAGAAGCGGGCCGCACGGTCCGGAAAGGAAGGTACGAGATGACCGAAGATGCGAAGAAGGCCCTGAAGGGCGCGCTGGACTACCCTTACGACAAGGACTTCGAATACGACCACGACGACCCGCCGCCGTGGGCGCGTCATGCCGCGCTGGGCGTCATCGACTACCTGCACATGGGGAGAGGCGGCTTCGGCGAAGTGCTCCCCGCCGTCCTCGGCAGCATCCCGAACGACGTCAGGGGCGAGATCGTGGACGCGCTTGAGGCGATCATCAAGGAGGCCCTGACGCAGTCCCGGTGGGGACTGGACGGCGAGCGGCGCAGCGCGGGTGATTTCAGCGCGATGACGCCCGCCGAAGCCCGCAGGGCATATGACCGCGCGAAGGCTGACCTGGCTGCGGTCAAGGCGGTAGCCCACTGCACCTGCGCGCCGGGCGAGGGCTGCTCCGACTGCCCGCCCGACGAAGACGAGGAGAAGGAAGACGTCGCCGACTCCGACACCTGGCTCCGCGTCGCAGACATGGTCGTCAGCTACATCGACGACACGCCGGAGGCTTACCGGATCACGGATCCCGACAGCCGCCGCCGTGAACTCGCGAGGCTGCTCTGGGAAGGCTACTGGAGCCGCGCATGATGACCCAGGATGACAGGAACACGCTCGGCTGGCTCGCGGCTCAGATGCTCGCGCGGACGAATCCGGAAGGCGCCGCCGAGGTGCTCGTAGAGGCTCACACCCGTTATGAGTCCCTCGTCGAGAAGCTTGCGGACGTGACCGGAATTCCCGCGGACGACATCCGCGAGTCCCGCGGGGACGACGTCGTCGAGTGGATCGAGGGCGTGAAGGCCAGTCTGCCGGACGAGGTCATGTTCGCGGACACGGGCATGGTCGACATGGCCGTCGTGAGGTCACGCGGCTGGCCCCGGGGCGGCGGAGGCAAGGGCACGCGGGTGGTGAACCCCTCCCGCGCCGGAGGACCCCGCACATGACCGACCTGCACGTGACGCACTGGCGGGCTGCCCGTCCCGATGACGACTCCATCTTCGACCCCCTGAACCTCGGCGGCCTCGGCGGGTTCTTCAACATGACATCGGCCGGGCAGCGCTGGAAGGACTACCTCGCGCGCTACTATCCGGAGTGGCACCCCCACCTCGAGGCCCTGCGCGCGGAAATCCTGCGCAGGCGTCTCTGGAAGGGCGGCGAGTGGCATCAGGACGAGGATGGAGAGGGTGTCCCGGTCCTGAGCGACGGACATTATTTCGCGGCCTCGATGCGCGGCTGGGGCGACCTCATGGCCGCCGTCTGGTCCGAAGAACACGACCGCGACTACTGCTACGTCCATTTCGCCTGGGACGACCCCGAAGGCGGTCCGGACGACGCCGAAAACAGCCAGGATATGAGGTGATCCGATGCGGGGCGACGAAAACGACCTGGATTCGAGCCGCTGCGACTTCTGCAGCACCCGCGGTGGCCTCGTCGAACTGGATGACGGCCGGCACGCGTGCGAGGAATGCCTGTTCGAGGCGGGCGTGCCGGACCACGATTACGAGTATGACGACGATACCCCGGAGGACTGGACATGAGCCCCGCCGAAGCCGAAGCCCTGAGGACGGGCCTGAACGCGCTCGGGCGCGATTTCCTGACCTCCGTCGGCGAGGCCATGGAGACGTGGCGGCGTCACTGGTCCCGGCCGCCTGAGCCGTCTCTCGACGAGATCGTCCGGCTCCACGTCGAAGGCCACCGGAAGGCCGTCCCGGGCAGCGTCCTGATGTATCAGGGTGCATCACGGGCGGCGGATATGTATCCGGATACATCAAGCAAAACGGCGGCACCGAAGCGCCGCCGGAAGAGGAAGTCGAAGAAGGCCTGATCAGGCCGCGAACCTCGGCGCCGGCGGCGCGTATCCGTGTCCGGCCTCGAGCGCCCGGGCCGCGATCTCCCTGACCCTCCCCACGACCACGCGGAAGTCCGCGGGCATCGCGTGAGCGCGGTTGGCGCGGACGGTCCACTCCTGCCAGTCGGCCTGCATGCGGATCGCGTAGGCGGCCCCGAGGCCCGGGAGGGCGTCTACGGACTCCGGAACGGCGACGTCGTGGTCTTCGAAGACGACGCGGACGGCTTCCGCGAGGCGGTCTTCGTCTAGGGGCATGGACGCGAGGACGAAAAGGTCGTTGAAGTCTTTGACCCTCGTATTCTTCTCGGCATGCTTCCAGATCGAATGCACCTTGTCAGCCACCATGTATTCGAGCGGGTATGCGAGGATCGTGACGCCTTCGAGTTCGGGGTGCATCGAGTCGAACTTGACTTTCGTCGCCCAGGAAGGCCTGCGCCCGCCGAAACCGACGTCCACGTGGAAATCGATGGCCGTCTTGCCGATCCGGCAGCGGACATGCACGCGCAGCCCTTCGTGGTCTTCCGTGTGGCGCAGGGGATGCGTCCGCTTGATTTCGAAGGTGCACCCGTCGTTGACCTGCACGTGCGTGGCGGCGGTCCGGAACAGGTCTCCGACCTCTTCCGATGACAGCACGTGGCCGTCCTTGGCGTGCACGTGGACGTCGAGATCGGTGGTCGGCCTCGCGTGCTCCCGCAGCGCCGCCTTGAGCCACCAGAGCATGCCGCCCTTTACGAGCAGCCTTTCCTCTTCGTCGGCCGCCACGAGCCTGACCGTGAGCCGCTCGATCGCGAAGCGGATCCACGTCTCCTGCGTCCCGATGCCCTGAGCCTTGAATCGATTCCGGAGTGAATCCGTGAGCCTCTGTCCGTCCATGTCCCTGTCTCCCTCTGTCATGGGTAGACCCCGACAGTAGGGAGACGGCTTGCAAGGAACCCGCCGCCGGCGGCGACGGATCAGGCGTCGAGGTATTCGTTCAGCTTCGTGACGGCATGCTCGCCGACGCGCGCCGCATAGGCCAGCAGGGCCTCGGGTGACACGCCCTCATCGACCGCGGCATTGACCACCTCCCGGGCATGGAAACGCCCCTGGCGGACGTCATCCCTGACGGTGTCGACCACGGTGCGAACCGGGTCCGCGAGCCGATACCACCGACCCGCGCCGTCCCTGCGAAGCTCCACGTGATCGGGAAGCACCGGACACGCCAGCGCCAGCACCCGGTCAGGCTGCCGCAGCGCCGCCGGGTGCGGCGGGAGGGCGACGAAACGATCGTTGACGTGCGCCGTCGTCCAGCCGCGCAGGGTCGCCGCGGACACTCCGGTGACGACCGAGAACGGGACCGCCGCGCACAGGTCGGCGTAGCCCAGGGTCTCCGCCACCTCGTCGAGGTCGTCGGAGACGAAGCGGCCGGCCTCGTAAACGGCGGCAAGGGCGGCGACGCGGGGATGCACGGTCTCGGCGGAGCGCAGGCGGGACACGGAGACCGCGTGGCGCAGGTAAACGATGCCCGCGGCGTCAGAGCGCCGAAGCCCGTTTCGATCCTGCCAGTTCGCGAAATCCTGTCCCGTGTTCAGAGCCGTGCCCTCCTGTGTTGAGACCACATAGGTAGCATCATGTTACCCATGTCTCAAGGGACCGCTGCCGGCGCGGTTAATGGATGTTGAATAAGGCGTGCCGGCGCCGAACCATCGATCTCTAGGATCACCCGGAGAGACGGTCATGTTCATCAAGATGTTCTGGTTCGCGGCCGTCCTCACCTGTTCCGAAGCCGGGGAGACCGCGGATTGCCGCGAGCACCTTCTCGGGGCTTTCACGGACTCCGCTTCGTGCGCGTCCGCGATCGCGGAGGTCAGGAGCATCCTCGCAGGCTTTCCCGGCGCCGTGGTGGCCGGGCAGTGCTTTTCAATCGCGATGTAGGAGGCATGAGAGATGAACAGGACCAGTGAATACGACTACGACGCGCTGCGGCAGACCGTTGAGGTCATCGCGCAGGAGAAGAAGGCGAAGGTGTCTCCCGGGGCCACGCCGCCCCCGGTGACGCAGGCGGACGTCAAGCGCAGCCGGAACCCGCAGGCGCGGCGGCAGAACGTTCTCTTGAAGCGTCAGATGGGGTGGTGATGACCGAAATACGCTCGGCAGAAGACCTGCGTGAGGCCTACAGCGCACACCATCGGCGCGAGAAGGAGCGCCTCGCCGACATCAAGGAGAGGATCGGCTCGCTTCTCCTTCCGGAGGCCGAGAAGGCGCTGAAGGACCTCGAGCGGTTCGCGAAGGAGAGACGGTGATGACTGGATGGAACTTCCTGCTGCTGTACGCCCTCGTGGGGGCCGTCATGATTGGTCCCCACGGGTGGCTGGGAGCGCTCTTCGGTTTTGGCTGTGGCATCGCCGCCCTGCTGGTCGTCGACGGCATCGAGTGGCTCGTCCGCAGACTCCGCCGCCGCCCCTGACCCCATCGCGACGCCTTCCACGACCGCCCGGGGCCACCTCGGGCGGTCTTTTCGCGCCCTGAATCTGAATCGGTTTCCCAGAGTTTTGAATCGGATTAGCGCAACTTATTCCAGGTTGTCGGCAACCTGGATGCCATTGCCGACAACCTGAATGACGGTGCCTCAGACCGCCGCCGGCGCGATCATCCTGCATCGGGAGGGCGGCATGGCGATCAGGGTTTCCGCGGATTTCAGGGACTTCGCACCGGGCGTTGACGCCACCTCTAGGCGCGCCCGGCGGGCTGCCACGCTGGCCTCGAACTTCATCGGTCAGGACATCCTCGACAGGATCAGGGAGTCCTTCGACGAGAAGCTCGACAGGCCCACCCCGTTCACGAAGAACGGTCTCCGGCTTTTCCGCGCGCGCGGACACACCGATTCCGCCGCCGTCGCGATCAAGCCGATCCAGTGGGACTACCTCAAGAGCGCGTTCGAGGGCTCCACGAGCACGGACGAGGTCATCCCGTCGCGGGCGGCGCGTCTGAACAAGTACGGCAACATGCCGCGCTTCTACCTGAAGCGCCTGGCCGACCGGGACGGCTTCTGGGCTGACGCTCCCTCGGGCGTCCGGACTTTCTTCCGCAGGATACCCGGAGACACACTACTTGCGGTTGCATTCCGCGCAGACCGTGTCAGCCACCGTCCCCGCATCGATCTGAAAGAAGAGGTCAACAAGATTGTATATGATCGAAGGCTAATACGCAAAAGAGTGGACGAAGCCTTCAAGCAGGTGGGCAATTGATATGAAAGTCGAAGCAATAGACCCCCCTGGGGGTAGGTTCTTTTGTTGACAAAATCGTCGGGAGGGTTCGCGCGCGCCGACCTGCTCTCGCCGTGGGGTTGTAAAAGTGGGTAACACGTCTTTGGGAGAACAAGCCATGGCCGCTCCGGCGACGCTGAACCAGGCGGGCTTCGCGAAGCTCGCGGGCGTTTCCCGCAAGACCGTCACGAAGTGGAAATCTCAGGGTTTCCTAATATTTACGGACGGCGGCGAGGTCGACGTGGAGCGCTCGAAGGCGGTGCTGCGCGACCGCGGATTCGGGAACTTCGGCGACCCGGGTAACGGCGTTACCCGCGCGCCCTCGGGCGTTACCCACGACGGCGGCGAGGACGGCAACTGTCAGGTAACGCCGGACGAGGCGGCCGCCGCGATCATGGCCGCCGCTGGCTTCTCGCTCATGTCCCACGCGGACGCGGAGCGGCTCAAGGAAAACTACCTTGCGTTGAAGAACCGCCTGGCGTTCGAGCAGGCCGCCGGCCGTCTGGTCGACCGGGCGGCCGTCGAGGTGAAGACGGCGGAGCGCTGGTCGGCCGAGCGGATCGCGTGGGAGAACCGTCCGTCGGCGGTGGCCGCGATCCTGGGCGCCAAGCACGGCATCGACCCGGTCGTGATGCGCATCGTCCTCGAGGAGTTCGTCGAGGATCACCTGCGGGACAGGGTGACCGCCGAGGAGAAGCGGCGTGTCAAGGAATCCTGATCGCCACCTCCTCGAGGCTTCGCCGGAACTGCAGGCGCTCTTCGACGGACCCATCCCGGGCATCGCGACCGCCGACGACGTCGAGGCGTCCGCCTTCGTGCGTGGCTACCGTCCCCACGAACGGCTGCTGGTGTCGGACTGGGCGGACGAGCACCGCGTGCTCGAAGGCGTCGGCGCGTCCGAACCGGGCGACTGGAAGACGACGCGCGTGCCCTACATGCGCGAGTTTATGGACAACATGTCCTCCAAGAGCCCTGTGTGGATGCAGTCCCTCGTGGCCGGGGCGCAGGTGTCGAAGACCGAGTCCTCGAACAACTGCATCGGCTACTGGGCCTCGTCCGCGCCCGGGCCGATCATGTTCGTCCTTCCCAAGGTCGGCACCGCGCAGATCGTGTCCGAGCAGCGCATCGGGCCGATGTTCCGGAACACTCCGGCGATTGCCGAGAAGCTGACCAACGACCTGCAGCTACGCAAGACCTTCGTCGGCGGCATGCTCCTGTTCGCGTCGGCGCAGTCTGTCTCGGACCTGAAGTCCACCCCGATCCAGTATCTGGCTCTCGACGAGGTGGACGAGTATCCGCTCGACCTAGACGGCCAGGGTTCGCCCGTCGACCTCGCCATCGCCCGCACGCGCACCTTCCGCAACAAGCGGAAAATCCTGCTCACCTCGACCACCACGAGCGAGGCGACGAGCCAGATATGGAAGCACTACCTCGCCGGAGACATGCGGCTCTACCACATGACGTGCCCGCACTGCCGCGAGAAGATCGTCTTCGAGTTCGCCTTCGAGGGCCGCGACAGGGGCGGACTCAAGTGGACGTGGGGCAAGCCGAAAACGGTCTATTACGAGTGCCCCGAATGCGCCGGCCGCATCGAGGAACGGCACAAGACCGACATGCTCGCCGAAGGCGAATGGATCCCGACGCGCAAGGACCTGTCGGAAGTCGAAGACGGCGTGCGGTCCTATCGGCTGCCCGCGCTCTACAGCCCGGTCGGGTGGCTGGGCTGGGACGAGATCGCGAAGAAGTGGGAGGAGTGCTACCAGTCGCCGACCGGGGTCGCCGAGTTCAGGAACACGGTCCTCGCGCTGCCCAGCATCGAGGTAAGCGAGAAAGTCGATTGGGAAACCTTCTACACCCGCGGCGACGTGGGCGAGGAACCCTACGACATGGGCACGGTCCCGAAGGGCTGCCTGTTCCTTTCGGCGGGAGCCGACCCCGGGCAGGACCACGTCGAGATCGGGGTATGGGGATGGGGACGCGACAGGAAGCGCTTCCTCATCGACCACTTCCGGATCGACGGCAACGTGCAGAGCCCGGCGCTCTGGCAGCAGGTGTCCGACGCGGTGCACCGCACCTACGCCAACGCGGCTGGCGTCCGGTTCGGGATCACCAGGTTCTTCATCGATACGAGCGCCTGGCCGGAGATCGTGAAGCCGTGGGTGCGCACCCAGAACCAGCAGGTCGTCATGGGCGTGGACGGCCTCGACCATCTCGATCAGCCGCTCAAGGTCGAGGTGCAGGCCGAACCCCTGTCCGCTGCATCGGGCAAGAGAACGAAAACGCGGGTCAACGCGCTGCGCATCGCATACGTAGGCGTGTCGCTCCTCAAGGCCGAACTCGTCGGCTCGCTCGGCATCCCCCGTCCGGAGGTTCCGACCGAGGCTCCCTACGGCTGGGTGCACGCCCCGAAGCAGGGCCTCACCGTCGAGCACGCCAAGCAGATCACGTCGGAACGCAAGGTCGTCGAGCGCGACAAGAACGGGCGCGTCACCGGGCACAAGTGGGTCCGGATCGAGGGCCGCCGCGCGGAGGTGCTGGACTGCCATAACTACGCGCGGGCGGGAGCCAGCCTATACGGGTGGGACCGTTTCCAGGACCGCGACTTCGAGCGCCTGGAGGCCGCCATCGAGGAGGCGGAAGCTGAACTCAGGGAGGCCGAGAGGGCGCGGAAACGCGGCGCTCCGGCGCAGCGCGCGCCCGTCGCGGCGGTGGGCACGGCAACCCGGAAGCCGCTCGTCATCCCGTCCCCGGCGGGAACCACGGAGACTGAGAGACCCGCACCGACCTCTAATCAGGGCGTCACGATCACGGGCCAGGAGCGGCGCGTGGTCCCCATGCCGAGAGTCCTGAGCGAGGCCTGATGAGCGACCTACCGACACTGAAGCTGCGTCTCGCCGAAGCGGAACTCGCCCTCCACAAGCTCGTGATGGGCGAGAAGGTCGTGATGCTGTCCTACGCGGCGGAGGGGAACCACCAGAGGCAGTTCCATCAGACCTCGATCCCGCAGCTCAAGATTTACGTCGCCGAACTCAAGGACCAGATCGCCCGTGCCGAAGGCCGCGGCGGCCGCCGTCCGTTCTATCTGGCGTGAGGTGAGGCATGGCTGATCTCTCCCCCATCCTCGACGCCAATGGCAACCCGATGCGCCGCGTGACCATCACTGCGTCGTCGGACACGGCGTACAAGGCCGCGTCGAACGGCATCGAGATGCGCGGGTGGAACCCGTCGCGCGGCTCGGCCGACGCTGACCTGCTCCCCGAGAAGGGCGAGATCGACGCCCGCGCCCGCGACCTCACGCGCAACGAACCCGTCGCCAAGTCCGGCGTCAACGCCCAGCTCGACATGGTCGTCGCCACCGGGGCGGCCGTGCGCCCGATGCCGGACTACAAGGTCCTCGGGATGACCAAGAAGGAAGCTGACGCATGGGCGCGCGACGTGCGCTCCCGCTTCCACGACTACGCGGACAGCACCGACATCGACGCGACCCGGCAGGGCAACCTGTCGGACCTCACGCGCCTCTTTTATCGCACGAAAATCACCGTCGGCGAGGGCACGGCGCTGCCCGTATACCTGCCCGGCCGCGCCGGAGTGCGCTACGGGACGGCGCTGCATCTCATCGATCCCGACAGGATTTCGAATCCGAACTGGATGCCCGACTCCGAGACCCTGCGCCAGGGCATCGAGATCGACAGCTTCGGCGCGCCGCAGGGATACCACATCCAGAAGGCGCACCCGAGCGACGCGTTCTTCGGATCGACGCGCCCCTATGAATGGGAATACGTGCCGGCGCGCACGGACTGGGGACGGCTCCGCTTCATCCACGCCTTCGAGAAGGAGCGTCCTGACCAGCACCGCGGCCTGTCGGCGATGGCCGCCATGATGAGCCAGTTCAAGCTCCTGTCGGAATACAAGGGCGCCGAACTGCAGGCGGCCCTCACCAACGCGATCGTCGCGGCCTTCACCGAGTCCGCCCTCGACCACGAAAGCCTGCTCGGCCTGTTCGGCGGCGACGTCGAGAGCCTGATCAAGCAGCGCGCCGAATACGTCGTGAAAATGAAGGCGGGCGCCGTCATCCCGCTGTTCCCCGGCGACAGCTTTGCTTCGCACGCTCCGGCGCGGCCCAACACCGCCTTCGGTCCGTTCGTGGACAACGTGCTGCGCCACGTCGCCGTGGGCTTCGACCTGCCCTACGAAATGCTGATGAAGGACTTCACCAAGGGGTCCTACTCGTCCATCCGCGCGGCCTTCATGTCGTCGTGGAAGACGGCGGCCACCGCCCGCTACTGGCTCCAGAGCCAGTTCCTGAACATCGTCTTCGACCTCTGGCTCGAGGAAGCGGTCGCGCTCGGCGACGTGCAGGCCCCCGGCTTCTACGAGCGCCGCAAGGCATGGTCGCGCTGCCGCTGGATTTTCGACGGCAAGGGCTGGCTCGACCCGGCCCGCGAAGCGCAGGCCTCGCAGCTCCGCCTCGCCGTGGGTCTCAGCACCTACGAGGACGAGATCGCCGACCAGGGCAAGGATTGGGAGGAGGTGATGGAACAGCGCGCCGCCGAGCAGGAATACATGAAGTCCCTCGGCCTCGACCTGAACATTCTTCAGCAGACCATCGCCATCGCGCCGCAGGAAGATACCAAGTCCGACTGAACCACGGAGACTGAGACGCGCATGCCGCGGTTTCCTGACCCCACTGATCAGGAGACGACGGCATGTTTCGACTCGGGAAGACGGACTACGGCAAGCCGTGGCTAATGGAGGAGACGGCGCTTGCGTCGATGCTCCTGTCCGCCGCCGACCGCTCCGTTTCCGTCGAGGCCATCGCCCGAGAGCGCGGCAAGGAAATCGAGGGCAACTACCTGGCCTCGAACCACGACGGCGTCGCGGTCATCCAGGTGTCCGGACCTCTGATGCGCCACCTCGATTTCTGGGGCTGGCTCTCCGGCTACGGGTCCTACGAGGCGATCAACGAATCCATCGTGAAGGCCGTCGCCGATCCGGCCGTGACCGCCGTCGTCCTCGACGTCGATTCCCCCGGGGGCGACGTCACCGGATGCTCCGACCTCGCCGAACTCATCTACCGCCTGCGCGGACAGAAGCCCTTGATAGCTTATGCGACGGGCGACTGCGCCTCGGCGGCCTACTGGGTCGCCTCGGCATGCGACCGCATCATCGTGAGTTCGACCGCCCGCGTCGGCTCCATCGGCTGCCGCGCCGCGATGAGGGACTACAGCGCAGCCGAGCAGAAGATCGGCATCAAGACCTACGAATTCATCTCCAGCGTCAGCCCGGCGAAGAACAGCGATCCGGCCACCGACGAGGGCGCTGCCCGTATCCAGGCGACCGTGGACGCGCTGGGCAAGGTCTTCGTCGCGGCGGTCGCGCGAAATCGCGGAGTCTCAGAGAAGAAGGTTCTCCAGGATTACGGACAAGGGGACGTCATGGTCGGCGCCTCGGCCGTCGAGGCAGGCCTCGCGGACGGGATCGGGACCCTGGATGACGTCATCGAGGAATACGGATCGGCCTCAGCGGCCGCTGAACACGGAGACGACACGATGCCCATTCTCGGCGCGAACACGGTCAAGGCCCTGAGGCTCCTGGCGAAGGCTCAGGAGGAAGACGAGAAGGTCAAGAACAAGGCCGCCGAGGACGAGGAGGACGAGGCTTCCGAAGAGGAAGACGAGTCCGCTTCGGAGGAGGACGAGACCGCGTCGGAAGACGAGGACGAGACCGCCGAGGGCGACGACGAGGACGAGGCTTCCGAAGACGAAGACGAGTCCGCCGAGGACGAGGCCGAGCCGAAGGGCAAGGCGAAGGCCAAGGGTGAGCGCGGACGCATCGCCGCCATCCTGAACTCGCCGCATGCCAAGGGCCGCTCATCTCTCGCCAAGCACCTCGCGCTCAACACCGGGATGTCTGCGAAGGCCGCCGCCTCGATCCTGAAGGCCTCTCCGAAGGCTTCCGGAACGACGGCCAAGGGCAGGGACAGCGGCTTCGCGGCCGCGATGTCGGCCCTGAAGAACCCGGACGTCGGCAGCGGAAAGGGCAAGCAGGCTTCGGAAGCCGACAAGGGCGCCCAGGCCATCGCCGAAGCAGCCAGACTCATCGGACTCGCGAACTAAGCGGGCATCAGAAAGGACACGACAATGCAGGTCTTCAAGCCTACGTTCCGCAAGGACAGCTACACGCCGAAGGAAATCTACGCGTCGGAGTATCCGCTCGTCACCGCGAGCGTGACCATCGCCGCGGGGCAGACGCTCGAGCGCGGCGCGGTCCTCGGGCGCGTCACTTCCGGCGGGGCATACGTCCTGTCGGCCGCCACCGACGGCACCGATCCGATCGCCGACGGTTCCCAGGTTCCGGTCGCCGTGCTTGCGGAGAACGTGGACGCTTCGGCCGGAGCCGAGGCTGCCATCGTCTACATTTCAGGGCATTTCGAATCCCGCTTCCTCACCTTTGGCACGGGTCACACCGCTGCCTCGGTGCGTGACGGGCTTCGCGGCCTCGGCATCTACGTCAACTAATCAGGGTCACGGGAGGCAACACGATGGACCTTTACAGCACGAACGCTCTCCTGGGCGCCCTCAGGTCTCTGAAGAGGCCGAAGCCCTGGCTGCTCAACACCTACTTCCCGCTCGTCCAGACCGAGGAGTCGGAAGAAATCCACTTCGACGTCGAGATCGCCCGCAGGCGGCTCGCGCCGTTCGTGGCTCCCGAGAGCAAGGGTAAGATCGTCGAGCGCGACGGCTTCGAAACCAACACCTTCAAGCCCGCCTACATCAAGCCGAAGACCCCGGTCAGGCCCGCACAGGCCCTGCGCAGGGCGATGGGCGAGGACCTCGGCGGCGGCCAGATGACGGCCGCGCAGCGCAAGGCTGCCATCGTCGCGCAGATCCTCTACCAGCACGCCGACTCGATCACCCGCCGGCTGAACGTCATGGCCGCCGAGGCGATGGTCTCGGGCACCGTGACGGTGAAGGGCGAGGGCTACGCGACCAAGGTCGTCAACTTCGGCCGCCACGCCGACCTGTCGATCACGATCGCTTCCGGCGCGAAGTGGAACGAGGCAGGCGCCGATCCGATCCAGGACATCGAGGACGCGATCGAGCTCGTCCACGAACTGGAAGGGGCTTCGGTCTACAGGATCGGCATGGACCCGGTCGCGTGGAGCGCGTTCAAGAAGAACAAGCGCGTGATGGAAATCCTCGACGTCCGCAGGGCGGCAGGCTCCAACACGGCAGAGTTCGGCGGCATGGACCTCGCGTCAGGCGCGCAGTTCGGAGGCGTCTTCGGATCCTTCGAGGTCTGGGTCTACTCCGAATACTACGAGGACCCGGACACGGGCGAGACCAAGCCCGTGCTGGCTCCCGGCACGGTCATCGCCGCCGGCGACGACATGCAGGGGACGCAGGCCTTCGGCGCGATCCACGACGAGGAAGCGGGCATCCAGGCGCTCGCCATGTTCCCGAAGTCCTGGCTTGAGCCCGATCCCGGCTACCGCTGGATCATGACGCAGTCGGCTCCGCTCGTGGTTCCCACCCGCCCGAACGCATCGTTCTCGATGAAGGTCCTCTGAGGACACCTTGCGGGCAACCCGTAACAGGTTGCCCGCAAGTCAATTCGAATTGAGTTCGGGAAGTATCCTTCCCACCCGCGAAAGGAAAGACGATGAGCAAGGCTCCCGCGAAGAACACGAAGGCTCCCGCCGCACCCAAGGCTCCGGAGCCGCCCACCTACACGAAGCGCGCCGTCAGGCTGACCTCGAGCGTCAAGATCGGCACCCAGCTTTACCGCTCGAAGACGATCCTGGCGGACCTCGATCCGAAGATCGAAGCCGAGCTCATCAGCCTGAAGGTCGGCGAATACGTCTCCGACGCGGACCTGCCTGCAGAAATTTCGGCGGCGGGTGTTGAAGAAGGCGCCGCGGCGCCTGATGATCAGACTGCCTGACGGACTCAGGCGCTCTCTCTGTCTGCCACGAAAAGGCCGTCACCGCTTCTGTCCCGGTGGCGGCCTTTTCGCATTCACGGAGACTGAGAAGGCCGCCGCCGCCCATGATTCCGGAACACTGATCTCCGGAGACGCCCCATGACCAAGATGCCCGCCGCCAGCCATTTCGGCGCCGTCGATATCGTCGAAGTCCGCCCGGCGCCTGATCCCGGCCGCGTCTACGCATACGATGTAGGCGGCCCGACCGAGCACACGGTCAGCGAGGTCACCAACCTCATCTTCATCGACATCATGCCCGCCGCCGCAGGCCGCCACCTGATGTTTTACGGCGGCCTGTCCGGCCCCGCCGATGCGGATTACTCGATCCCGGTCAGCGCTGCTTCGACCCCTCTCGCTGTCGCCCCGGGCAGCACGTTCACCCTGCTGCCTGACGGCGCGTCCGGCGACATCGCCATCCGCATTCAGGAGGTCACCGTCTGATGATGAACCCAACCCCTTTTCCCGGCAGCGGCAGCGGAGGCGGCGGCGTAGACCCCGCGCTCGAGGGGCGTGTCAACGCCGTCCTCCAGCAGCGCATACTCTCAAGCTTCGTCACGATTCCGGGTTCCGTTCCCGTCGATCCCGACGCGTCCGTCGAGTCGATCGGCATCGCCGTCGGCGACACGATTGAGCTCTACCTTTTCGACGGCGCGACGTTGCAGGGCAGTCCCGCCGCGACCGTCGAATACGAGTACACGGGCAGCGCGCCGACGGTCCAGCACATGCTGGATGAGATGATGTTCACGTTCAACCCCGTGTTCTCGCCGTATGGCGTCGAAACCTACGCCTTCATCTCGGAGCAGGGCTACGTCGAGCTCGCTTTTGGCTTCACGCCCACGTCTTCGACTCTCCAGCGCGTCGTCTCGATTCCGGACCTGAATCCGATCTCGGAGGCGCTCGGCTTCGCGCCCTACGAGCAGGCCCTCCTCACCTACGCCGAGCGCGAGGGCCTGTCCTCGACGGACGTTGAGCACTCAGGCCAGGCCCTCGCGCCGATCCTGTACGAACTGCGCAGGCAGGTGAAGGCGGCCATGAGGGCCACTGTTTCGGGCACTCCCGTCCCGTCCGGCACCCCCGTCCGCGAACGAATCCTGCTCGCACCCTTCGTAGAGTTCTCGTCTTCCGAGACCTGGGAAAAAGACTTCGTCCTCAGCGAGATGCAGGCCGAGGCTCCCGGCGTCACGGCAGAAGACGTCGAGATGCTGATCCTGACGGTTTCCGGCGCATCCGGCGGCAACGTCGGCACGGGCGTGACCGGATATGGTGGCTATCCGGGCCTCGTGAACTGGATCGAGGTCCGCATGTCGGACCTCCCCGACACCGTCGCGGTGACGATCGGAGCCGGCGGAGTCAGCGGCCAGAACGGCGGAACCACCTCCTTCGGAGACATCGTACGCTCGCTCGGAAGCCGCTGCCCGTCGAGCGGCAACATCAACGATAGCACCTGGTACAACCGCGCCAGGACGATGGCCGATCTCCCCGACCTGCGGGACCAGGCCAACACTTTTTCGACGTCGATGCCGATGTCTAAACTTGGCCCCGGCGGCGGCGGCTCGGTCGGGTCCGGCCGCTTTCCGAACGGCGGCAGTGGGGGCGCTCGCTATGAAGACACATCCACGAGCGGAGGCTCCGGCTCCGACGCTGGGCAGAACGCCGTGGCCGGAAAGTTCTGGAGCTTCGGCGCAGGCGGCGGCGGTGACGGCGGCGCAGGAGGGTTCCCCGGCGGCGGCGGCGGAGCCAAGGGGTCCGGCACCGCAGGCACGGGCGGCAACGGCTGCGTGCGCATCCTCTACCGTATCCGGGAGATCGCATGATGAGCACCGATATTTTTCTGAAGGTCCGCACTTCTGACGGCCGCGTCGTCAACGCCTGCGTCGGCTGCCCGCCCGCATCTGATGGCTACGACTACGTGCCCCGCGAAGGCCTCGCGGCCGACGCGTGGATTCGCTGGACGCGCCAGGAGGACGGGACTTTCGAGCCGCCCGTGGCGCCTGACGAGGGCGGCGAAGACTGATGCCCGCCCTGAACCCCCGCGACGCTTTCCTGATCACGACCGCCCCCGGCTTCGAAGGCCTCGCGGACGACATCCTGACCTACGGAGGCAGCGAGCCCGTCGTCTGGACCCCGTCGGCCGGGGAACCCGTCACGCTGCGCGCCATCGTGCGCGAGAAGGCCCAGAGCATCGGCCGCGCATACGGCGGCGGGGACACCTGGCACCCGGTCACCGTGATCAAGCTGTCGGCCGCCGAGGTCGCCGCGCTGCTCCCCGGTGACCTCTTCGAGGTGCGCGGACGGAGCTTCAGGGTCTCCCAGGGCGGCATCCGTCCGGACGGCGTGGCCATGGTGCACGTCGAACTCAAGGAGGTCCGCTGATGCCGATGCCCGACACGATCCCCGAGACTCCGAAGTCCCGCATCCGCGCCGCCGTCGCCGACAGGCTCGCGGCCATGATCCCCGAGCTTGAAGGCCGCGTCTACGTGTCCCGCGCCGTCCCCACGGACGCCCGTCACTGGCCCTGCCTGATCGTCGCCACGGGTGACGTGACGGTCGAGGCCGACGACCGCGGCCGCCCGGGCCGCCGTCCGCAGACCCGCATCGTGGACGTCATCGTTTCCCTGATCGACGACGCCGAACCGGAGACGACCCTCGAGGACCGCCTCGACTGGCTCGCGATGCGCGTCGAGCAGGCCCTGATGTCTGAGCCATACCTCGAAGACGCTGACGGCCACGCCGCCCTCGACGACCTGCGTTTGACGGAGACTCAGACCTCGCTCGTCGCCCAACGTGGAGCGGTGAGAGGCGAGATGCAGATGCTGTGGCTCGCCCAGATACGGACCCTCGACGGTGACCCGGCAAGGCGCACGGGCCGATAGGAGACACAACGATGCCGAACTACTCGCCCCTGTCCCCCGGTCATTACCAGATGAAGCGCGCAGAGGTGCTCGCGCGTCCCATCTACCCGGCTTCCATCGCGAGCCAGGACTGGTTCCAGTTCGGTGACGTCGACTCGTTCAACCTCACGATCACCCCGACCAAGATCGACAGGAAGCGCAAGAATTCGCCCGTCCGCACCAAGGCGATCGAGGTCATCAACGAAGTCGACTCGGCTTACACGATGTCCTGCTACCAGTGGATTCCGTTCGTCCGCGCCGTCTCGGTGCTGGGCAAGCGCGAGGCCCTGACGCAGGTCGCCGCGGTCGATCAGACCTACGCCGTCACGGCGCTGCGCACTGGCGGAATCTACTGGGTCGAGGCACTCGACATCAGCAACGTCACCGTGACTGCGTCCGGAGACACCCCGCCGGCGATGACGCTCAACACGCACTTCCGCGTCGTGGACGCCGCGCTCGGCATGGTGCAGATCGTCGCGCTGCCGGAAGGCGTCGCCGAAGGCACCGCGGGCTCGATCGGGTTCTCTGCCGCAGAGATCACCGCCGCCGACAAGCGCATGACCGCCCGCGTCGCATCCGAGATCGACATCAGGGTCGAGCTTATGGTCCGCGAGGTCGGCCGCCACGGAACGCCGTCGGTGCTCCACCTCTACGACGCGACCATCTCGCCCACGGGCGACGTGCCGTTCATCTCCGACGATGATTTCTCGCCCGTCGAGATCGGCGGTTCCGCCCTCGACACGGCGAACGGCCCCGGCGTTCTCATCGACCTGAAGGATTGATCCGAGCATGAGCAACCTCGCAGCGCTGAAAGCCATCGTCCGCAGGCACAAGCGGACGATCAACGACAAGGACTTCTACATCCGCGGCGTCGGAGCGATCCGCTTCGCCGAGAAGGTCGTCGAGCACGAAGGCGTCACGGACCTGATCATGCAGAAGGGCGTCAACGTCGGCGCCCTTCTGCGGGAGGCTCCCGGCTTCGTTCGGGACCTGATCGTCGAGTCGCTGCTGGACGACGCCGAACTGGAAGCGTCTCCGGGATCGACTGACGACCCGCGCCCGACCTACCGCACATGGGTGTCGTCGATGCCGCCGGAGGAGATCGCCGGACTCGCGGACGGAGTGGTGGATGCCACCATGCCGGACGGCTGGCCCGCGCTCCAAAAAAAAGTCATGCCGCTCCTGGCGAAGTTCGGCCTTCAGGTCGAAACCACAGAAGCCGCGTAGCCAACCCGTCCGCCGTCGAACGGGAGACCCCCGGCAGCGGAATGGGCTTCTTCGAACTGCTGGATTACGCCTGCGCGTCTCTTGCGGAGGCGGGCTACCGCGACCCCTGGGACTGGACCCCGCGCCAGATATTCCACCGCCTCGACGTCCATAACCGCCTGGCTGCCAACCGCCGCCTGGTGGACCTCCAGACGGGCCTGCTCGCGTCCCGCGGCGACAAGAAGCACCTCGAGAAATACGTCGCCGACCAGCGCAAAATCGCGGCGACCCAGACCGAGTCCTCCAGCGACAATGCCCTCGATAAGCGGCACCGCCCGCCTGCCGACGACGCGCAGGCAGCGCGGTCCGAGGCGGCGCTGAAGGCCGTGGGATGGAGCAGGTAACGTGTCGGCGAACAAGGGTCCAACGATAGTCGCGCGCTTCCGGTTCGACGGTCTCGAGGAGATCAAGACCGCGTTCGGCGACATGCAGAAGCGCTTCGAGGCGACGACGAAGAAGATGTCGGAAGCCGGCGCGCGCGTCGGCGCTCGCATGACCGCGTCCCTGACCACCGTGCAGCGGACTTTCCGCACCGTCGGCTCGGTCGGCACGCGCTCCCTGACCATGATCCGGTCGGCTGCTTCGAGCCTTCTGTCCGTCCTGCGCTCGACCGTCTCTACCCTCGTCGCCATGGGCCGCACGGCTACCAACGTCGCCGGACGCGTGGCGGCCGTGGGCACCGCCGCCGTCGCCGCCGTCAACGCGTTCGGGATCGGGACGGGCCGCACCATCGACGAACTAGGCCGCATGGCGCGCGCAGCGGGCGTTCCCGTCGACCGCTTTTCCCGCCTCGCGACGGCGACCCGGCTTCTCGGCGGCGACGTCGAATCCCTGTCGGGCGGCCTGAAGAACCTGAGCGACCGGATCACGGACGCGGCCAAGGATTCGGAATCCGAAGCCGGAAAGGCCTTCGAACAGCTGGGCTTGTCGGTCAGGGACTCGAACGGTCAGATCAAAACGACGGAGCAGATGCTGAACGAGGTCGCCGACGCGCTGGCGAAGGTGCCTTCGGACACGCTGCGCGCGTCGGCCGCCGTCGACATTTTCGGGGGCGCGGCGACCAAGCTCCTGCCCATCCTCGAGAACGGTTCGGCAGGCCTCGAGGAATACGCGCGCGAAGCCGACCGCCTCGGCACCGTCGTCACCGAGCAGCAGTCGAAGACCGCCCGCGGCCTGCTCGTGCAGTACCGCAAGGTCGGCGAGGCGCTGCGCGGGATCGCTTTCCGCGTCTCCGAAAGCGTGCTCCCGGTGCTGACCGAGAACTCCGACGCGGTCGCGTCCTACCTGGCGCGCAACGGCGACCGGATCGCGAAGTGGACGGCCAACGCGATGAAGGAGATCAGCGGCATCGGCACGGACCTGTTCCGCGCCATGACCGGGGACGCGGGCAGGATCGAGCGCACATGGATCCGGCGCCTCGTCCCGGTCTTCCGGACCGTGCGCGCCGTCGTCTCCGACGTGATCGACATGCTGTCCGGAAAGGACGCGACCCGCGCCCCGTGGCTCAACGACGTCCGCGCGACGCTCGTCGCCGCGGCTGCCGCCGCCGCCGCGCTGGCATGGGGGATCGCGCACGCCATGGGCATAGCGGAGGCCGACCTGCCGACGCTGGCGGGCCTCGCCGAAAGCATCCGCACGGCGTTCGAATCCCTGCGCATGGGTATCGAGGGCAACGGCGACGAGGCCGAAATGCCTTGGGCGGCGAACGTCGGGAAAATCCTGACGGACGTGGGCACGGCTTTCGGCACCGTCGTGAAGGTCATCGTGGACAACAAGGACGCGATCATCGCCGCGGCCGGCGAGATCGTGCGCCTCATCGCCGGGGCGACGGAGGCCGTAAAGGCCCTGATCTCGGGCGAGGCGATCCCCCAGGGCAACCCGTTCGAGCGCTTCAACGAGTGGGGCGAGTGGCTGTCTGCGAAATACGACGAATGGTCCGAGCGCGTTGAGAAGTTCACGGCGGACTTCGCCGCGGCATGGGCGGTCGTCTCATGGGTCGCCGAGCAGGTCTACGGCTGGATGGACACGCTCGCCAAGGCCTTCGGCCTCGACAACGGCGCCCAGCTCGGAATCCTGCTTTTCATCGCCAGGGTGACCGGTTTCTACGACGCTCTCAAGGAGGCCTTCTCGCTGGCCTGGGGGTTCGCCAAACGTCTTTGGCGTGCCCTCGGCGGCCTCTGGGCGATAGCCCGGTGGGTGTTCCTGAAGATGATCATTCCTGCGGTTGCCCTTGTCGCGGCGTGGCTGGCCGTGCCTACCGCGGTGGTCTGGGGCATCATCGCGGCCATCGTCGCCCTTGGCGTCGCCGTCTACTTCTGGTGGGACGAGATCGTCGAGCTCACGAAGTGGCTCGCGGCGATGATGTGGTCCTCGGTCAAGTGGATCTGGGACCGCATCATGAAGTTCTTCGCGAACGTCTGGGACTGGGCGGTCTGGGCATACGACAACGTCGTCGGAACGTGGGACGCGCTGAAGGACTGGTTCATCGGCCTGTTCGCTGAAATCTGGGCCTATGTCATCCGCTTCTGGGACTGGATGTCATCGAGACCTCAGGCCGTGTGGGACACCGTGACGGGCATCTGGGGCGAGTTCACGGGCTTCTTCAAGGGCATGATCGACAGCGTCGCCGGATGGTTCAAGGGGCTGTGGGACGGCGTCGCATCCGGCGCCCAGAACGCATGGGGCAAGGTCAAAGGGTGGTTCGGTTTCGGCGAGGACGCGCCTTCGGGCGGCACCGACAACGCTCCCGGCTTCGCGTCCGGCGGCATCGTCCGCGGCGCCGGAACGGGGGTCAGCGACAGCATCCGTGCGTGGCTCTCGAACGGTGAAGGCGTCATCAACGCAAGGGCCGTGAGCCACTACGGCGAGGGCCTCGTGCACGCCCTCAACAACCTGCTCCTGCCCGCTGGGATGATGGGCGGTGGCATGCCCGTCGCCGCCGGAAGCGGCCCCGCGATGTCCCCGTTCAACCTGAGCATCGGCGGCCGGCGCGCAGGCGGCCAGTTCGCCGCCGATGCCGACGCGGTGCGGTCTCTGCGCCGCGATTTCAGAAACTCGGGCGGCGCGGCTCTCGGCCCCGCGCCCCGCTGGAGGAGGTAACCCATGTCCTCGACCGAAACCGTCCTAGATCTCGTAGAACTCGGCATCGCCCCGGGCAGCGGCCGCGCCCTGACGCAGTCCATCGAACCGATCGCCGCGGGCAGCCTGCGCCGCCTCGCGAACGGAAGGCTCGTCTCCCGCATGCGGCCGAGCCTGCGCAAGTATCGCATCAGCATCAATTTCAGCGACGTCTGGCCACCCGCTTTCGGCGGTCTCTGGGCTGGCGACGAGGTCACCGTCCATTCCGCCGCGGAGCTTGAACAAAAAGCCTCGGTCTCCCTCGAGCGTCCGCACGTCCTCGGCTCCATCGTCTGGCGCGACGCGGCGGGCTATACGCTGCCGTCCGGCGAGGGCGAGACCGTGGCTCCGGAGGGCGCGGCATGGGTGGTCTACAGGCCGATCCTCGAATGCCTCGTCGAAAGCTGGGACCTCGAGCGCGACGAATACGGTGAGGTCGTCTCGGCTACCCTGAATCTTCAGGAGGTCTGACCATGGCGTGGGGCGATCCTTATTTCGCGTGGGTGGACGAGGGCGAGGCATTCGACCCCGTGGCGCACCGCCGCGAGGACGAGGAAGTCGAGACGTGGAGCCTCAAGCCCAGCGAGGACGGCTTCGCGGTCCTGACAATCAAGGTCAAGCCGCCGGAGGGTGGCATGCTGCGGCCGTCGCGGAAGCGATGGGGCGTTTTCAGCTACGAGCGCCACGACGGCACCCTGGTCCTGCTCGCCCGCGGCAAGGTGGATTCGCTCCCTCTCGGCGGCAATCCGGAAGAAGCCGAACTCATCTTCAAGTGCGGCCCCGGCGACTGGCAGGTTGCGCAGGACGCGGTCCTCCAGCCCACGAAGAGCGGCCCCTGGTGGGACAGCGTTCTCGTCGATCCGGCGCACCGGGACGATCCGGTCGAAATCCTCGACGGCCTGTCGTCGGTCATCGATTTCCACCCGGCCACGCACGAATGCAGCCTGCACGACATTTTCGGCGTGGGCCTTCCGGTCTGGGACATCGGGACGGAATGGTATGAGGATTCGCTTTCCGGCGAGATCGGAGAGCCGCCGATCTCGACCGTCGAGATCGAGGTCTCGGCGCAGTGGACGCAGCGCCTGTCCGGCAGCATCGACGCGTGGGACGACGTCACCGACGCATTCGGCGGGTTGCCGTCCACGCTGACCCCGGACGACTTCCTGAACAGGTGGCCGCGCGAAGGCGACGGCATCGGCAACGACAACGGATACCAAGTCCGCTCTTCGTCGCTGACCCGCGTCTACCCCGAGGACGAACCGCTCGAAGCCGGGCCTTTCAGCGGCTCCAGCGACGTCTACAATTACATTCTCGACAGCAACCTTGAGGCGCCCGTCGCCCGCGAGATCAGCTTCGAACGCGCCTGGTTCGACGGCGACCTGCGCCTGTCCTGGAGTGCCCAGCAGCGCCGCCATGAGCGCATCACCATACGCATGACCTCCGGCGTTCAGGACACCTCCCTCGGCAACGGCGGCGTTCACAGGATCACGCTCGACTGCCAGGACGTGACCGTCGACACGGAGACGCCGACGTGGCAGCCAGGGGTCTTCTACGCCGTGGACGATGTCGTCCAGATGCACGGCTGGGCATACAAGCGCCTCATCGCGGGCGTGTCCGAATCCTCATGGGGGCAGGACGTCACCCAATTCAATATGTCGACGTTCCCACCGACCCTGATTCAGGTATGGGAGCCGCTCGCCGAAAACCTCAGCCCCCTTGGCGGCGTCCATAAGTCCCGCTACCTGACGTCGCCAAGAGGCCACGAGACCCTGCTTGCCGCCATGTTCCGCGGGCGCGCCGTGCTGGCCGACGCTATGAGGGGCGAAGTCACCTTCGAGGTGCCCCTCGACGCCGCCGTCGAAGCCGGACTCCGCATGGGCATGCGCGTGCGCCTTACCGTGCCCACGGGCTACCTGGCCATCGAAAACGAGACCGTAGAGGGCAAGGTCGGCTCGTATGAGCTATACGGCAGCGCGACCGAGGACGTGGCACGTATCACGATAAGGCCTGCTCTGGGTTCCGATAAGTCGACCGCCGCTCCGGGCGGTTCGTGGTCCGCGTCCCAGACCGGAGAGCCATGGGACAGGCTCGCGATCCCGGACCTGTCCGGTCTCCCGGTCCGTGCCATGGCGACCGGCCGCATCATCCGCGTCCGCGTCGAGAACACCGTCGCCGAACAGGCTGCCTACATCGACGCCAACGACTACTCGCCGCCGACGAGGACGGACCCGCGCGAGACCGATCCCGGACGGCTGCTCGGCGACGTGCCGACGATCGCCATCTTCGACCTCGAGCCGCTGACGTCCGACGACGAGTTCTTGATGACGGCAGCCGTCGACGCGATGATTCCGTTCGAGGGACCACGGCAGATCGACTTGGGAGGCGGCGATGACTGACTTGACTGGCGGCATTCGCAGAGCCGCGGAGCCGCCGCGACCTCAGGGCCATAGGGAGCCGTCCACGGCGGGCCGGAATGCCGGGGAGCCGACGCTGACCGGATCGCCGCCTGCTGAGGCTCCTCAGGGCGCGAACTCGCCCCGGTTCCCGGTGCCCGTCCGGAGGCATGAGGACCACGGATGGCACGAACTCCACGCCGTCGAGCACAGGGCATATACCGAAACCCTGGTGGCCGTGACGCTCGGCGAGGGAGAGGGCCTCGTCATCGATCCGACCGCGGCTCAAATCTGGCGCGTGGCAGTGGAGGGAGCAGCCACGATCACGATACCCAACGCCGAGTTTCCACAGCCTCGTGCCGTGCGCACCGATTCTCCGGAGAGGATGCGGTCGTGGTCATGCGTGCTCATCGTGTCGGTCGGGGAAGACGCCCCGTTCCCGGTGATCGAAGGCGCGAAATGGGAGGAAGGCAGGGCGGCCCCCGACGTGCTGCCGCCGGACGGTTCGACGCCTGACAGCTGGCAAGGGCGATACGTCTTCACATTCGTTCATGATCCCGTGTCGGACGACGTCCTCGGATTCGAAGGCGGGAGCAGATTCGGATGATGGCACGGCGCCTGATGAGACAGAGGGCGTCCAGCGCGCTGGGCTCCCTTTACATGCCGATAAACGGCCTCGGGGTGTTCCGTGCAGAACGAGGCGCCGACGGGTTCTTTCGGCTTGTGGAGCTTCCCGGCTATTCTCAGGTCCGAGGCCCCTTGGTTTCGGCAGACAGGTTCGCAACCAGGGTTGGCAGTTCCTTCACATATCAACTGCATGCCCAGTCCTCGGGGCTTTCCCAAGTCCTGGCGTCCACGACGACTCCACAGGCGGCCACCGTCCTGCGCGACCGACTGCTTCACAGGGTGTCAAGTCTCACAAATGCTGCCTGGAGGGCGCGGGCATGGGACGGGGCAGACCTCGGGCCGATACCCGATCTTCCCAACGCAAATTTCAGCACGATGCCGGGAGACGGAACGAAAGCATACCTTCACTACGGGAACACCAATTTCGCCATAGGGAGGCGGATCGGGAGGTCGATCCTCAACACCAACGGCGACTTGCCTGAGACGTCTATCACCATTTCCAAAGCTTCGGCGACGTCGGAGTCATCTGGTGTGGCCTACCTTGTCAGGAATACCGGGGGGCCAGCGGAAGTAGTTCCGCTGGCCGAC